GCGCGCTCCCCCGTGAAGATGGAATGCTCGATGTCGCGCGCGGCCTGGAAGGCACGCCGGTGGCGGCTGTCCGTGTTGTCGAACACAAAGAATCCGCTGTTGAAATACCACTCGCGCGGGATGCCCATCGTGGCGCTGTCCGGCATGCAAAATGCGGCCGGATGAAACACCCCCGCATCATGCACCGCCAGCCAGCTCCCGCCGCTGTAGCCGCTGAAGTCGAGATTCCGCAGCGGCCACCAGTCGGCGTCAAAGAACAGGATCCGCGTGGCAGGGCAGAGCCGGTCCAGGCGCAGCTTCATGGCAAAGGCCTTGGCATCATCGCACTCGATCACCTGCACAGGCAGGCCGAGGTGCAGTTCCACACGCTTCACCGCCTGCAGTGAGAGCGCCTGGTATTTGGGCGTGCGCACCGTGACGGCGAGGAGTCGAGGCAGGAGGCGGCTCATCGTCTTTGATACCTCCATTCCTCATTTGTGACGTTCCCCTGGCGCTTCTGGGTGAGCACTAGCGTGCCGTCACGGGTCACTAGCGCATGCATGCCCGTCGCCTCCACCCGTGGGCGCGGCTGGCTGAACGTGATGCGGGCGAAGGGATGCATTAGCGGGACAAATCCTTGATGGCTGCGAAGCCCTGCGGCACCAGCACGAGCTCACGTGTCAGCATCCACAGGCCGGTTTCCTCATCCAGCCGTGGGTCTGCGCGGTGCACGTGTGGCTTCCACGTCGTGTGCAGCGTGGGCTTGTAAACTCGTTTGGTGCTGCTGCCCATCGGGCTCTTGCTGCGTGTGGTCCCCCAGCCGCTCAGCCGCGTGCCGCCTGTCTGCGTCTCGGCGAATTCGAGGTAAGGATGCAGGCACACGAGCTCGCCGGAGATGTTCCGGTCACGCCATCTCACCTCACCTGGCACCGGGATGTCTGTCTTCACCATCTGGCGGGGGAACGGCTTGTTGCTGACGAACACCTCGACGTCGATGTCAGTGCTCAGGGTGGACTCGGGGATCTTGTAGAGGCGCTCGAACAGGCGCGGCACCTCCACCACTTCGCCCCCGACTTCCAGCGTCAACGGTTGCGTGGGATCTTCGACCGCACTCAGGTGCACCATGACATTGGGCCACGTGTGCGGCCGGTTGTCGGGATAACTCAGGGTGCCGACTTTGGTGCCAAAGCGCTGACGCCGGTCCTCATGAAAGTAAAAGCTCATGTACTCACCCGGACCCGTCTCGTTGTGGGTGAAGATCATTTCCGCCCAGTGATACTCGCCCAGCTTGAGTTTGTTCGGCCCCTCAAAATCCGCGTAGGTGGTGACGAACGGCACCGGCATGGCGAACGTGCCGATCACCGAATCCGGCACACGAAACACGAATCCCACCTCGCCAGGGATGAGGCTGGCGATGGGCTTGAACAGCGATGGCTCCAGGGTGTCCATGATCGATCAGGTGGCGACTTCGGGCGCGTCATCGTCCGTCATGCCCAGGGGCGGCGCGGGCGCGATGGCATCGCCCTCCACGATCTGCGCCGGGATCTCCATGGTCGTGGAGCCGAACTTCACGGTGAATTTCCAATGCGTCACCTGCAGCGGACTCTGACGCAGATCCGCGCCCTGCATGCTGTCCGGCATGAGCGGTTCGAGGTCGGACATTTCTACGAGCTGCCTGGTGTTCGTGTTCCCGCTGCTGCCATAAGCCGCGGTGAAATTGGTGTCCTTCTTCAGGCGATATCCCCCCTTCAGGGGCGAGATGTTGTGCAGGACATTGGTCCCCTCGCCATTGTCGATGAGCACGGCCAGGTCACTTTGCAGTGCATCCAGCTGGAATTCATTGCGGTAGTCGCCGCTCTGGATCGTCAGATCCACCACCGTGGGAGCTGCCGAGCAGTTGTAGAATGGGATCACGGCGCCGTTGGCACGGATCAGGTAGAGGTGGATGTGATTCGCCATGGTTCAGAGGGGTTCAAATGGAGGTGGGGGTGGATGCGGCGCGCGTGGCAGCTTCACGACAGGATTGGCGACGCACCAATCGAGCCGCTCGTAATAGCCCTTGTGCTCGTCGCACACGCGCAACGTGCGTTTGCGAGTCCGTTGCCACGTGGCCGGTGTGTTGCGGCCCCGCAGCAGGCACTCCATGCACAGCCGCCTCGATGGTCCGGGCGGACTCGATGGAAAAGCGTTCACAGGGAGTGAGGACACGGGCGGTCATACGGTGAAGCGGATGCGGCAGCGCACGGTGCCGATGTGGCGCGCCTGATCGCCTTTGCGCGCGGCGACTTCGTAGCCTTCACGCGAGCCCTCGTCATTCGTGTTGCCTTCGATGGTTTCAAAGCGGCCGTTCTTGTCGGGGGCGCTGGTGGCAAAACCAATGTGGCTGAACGTGAAGATCACAATGTCTCCCGGGAGGATGTCCCTGCCCGGGTTGAGCTTCGTGCTGGTGGACTTGTCCTGCTTCAGGCTCCAGCCTTGGAAATCAAAGGCCTTGGCCGTCTGCGGACGCTTGAAGGTGTATTTGATGCCGAGCGACTCGCCTTCGCGCATGGCCTCGCGAATCACCCAGCACACGAACGATGCGCACCACGGCCCCCAGTCGCGCATGTGCAGCCACGTGGCCCGCTGATACTCATCGACGCGCGGCCCCCGGTTGGAGCCGCGCGGCGATTCTTGCACGCCGATCTCGGCACGCGCATGGACAATGACGGCTTCAGCGAGCTTCATGGCCTTACTGGAAAAGGTTGATGAGAGTGGAAAACCAGCCGCCTGCCGTCTCGCCTTCCGGCTGTGTCGTGGTCTGCACGGCTGGCACATCGGCTGATGGCTCGACGTCGATCACATCCTTGGCACTCGTGAGCTTGCGCGTGCCGTAGGAGGCCATGCCTGCCGACAGCGCCGCCTTGCCCGCCGCCATGCCGGCATCCTTTGTCACGACAGCCCAGTCCGCTTTGGTGAGGCCCACGAAAGTCTTCTGTCCCGCGCCGTTGGTGCCGCACGCGACTAGGCAGAGCGCCAGCCCGCAGAGAAGCAGCAGCTTCACGGCAGCCGGAATCTTGTAGCTCTTGTTGAGCTGGCCATCATCGGCGAAGTCCAAGATGACATAGGCTCCGTTTTTGCCGACGACCACCAGGGCCAGGCAAACGCCGATGTATGGCTGCCATTCCTTGGGCAGCATGGCGACAGTGGGCAGAGTGAGGATGCCTGCGACGGCAGTCAGCAGGCCAAGGATGAATGCGACGATCTCGATGGCTTTGTTCTTCATGGCGTTGTTGTGGTTTGGGTGATGGCCTTGTGGCCGGTGAATCATTCGGACTGCCCCAGATGGCGCAGCAGCAGGTTGCGCAGTTCTTTCCGGTCGGTGTCGCAGTCCTCGACATGCTTCTCCAGGCCGTCGATGCGCTCGCTGCGTTCCCGGTTCAGCTCCATCACGAGCTCGCGATTGCTCTTCTGCAGCCAGGCCACGGCAATCGCCATCAGCAGCGCTGGCACGCCCGCGCCGGCGATCTGTTCCCAAAGGTTGGCGGGGATTTCAGCGAGGATCATGGCAACGGCGTCGGAGTGAGAGGTTGCAGGCCCAACGCCGACAGCTTGGTCCGGGGGAAGTCTGGCGCGGCCTGGAAGTCGTAGGCGTGGCATTCCGCCCAGGGACGCCCCGCACACAGTTGCTGGCATGCCGCCCAGGCGTCCGGGCTCATCTCCGCAGAGAGCCAGTGATGCGTGGCGGGTGCATCTCCGGTCGCAGATCCTGCCGGGACGAAACACTCCGCCGCTTGCTCTGCGGTCTGGCTGAACGGGGGCAGCTTCAGCAGTTCGCGCGCCTCGGCCAGGCTCGTGCTTTCGATGATGACTAGCACGCGCGTGGTCATGGCATGCTGGTCCCCCATTTGGTTGCCAGCGCCGCGAAGACTGCGGCGCGTTCGTCGGCGGTGATGATGCGGTTCAGCAATGCGCCCTCACCAAAGCGAATGTTGCTGTAATAACCGTCGCCGCGCCGGAACAAACTGGAAACGCCACTTCCCTTGCTGCGATCTATCGCAGCCGATGCGGTGTTGCCTTTGTCGTCATAGAGATTGAGCGCTGCAGCGGAGCCCGTGACGATGACCGCGTAATCGGTGTCAACGGAATGGCTCAAACTGCCGGCCGTGTTGACGTTCAGCCTGTTTGGTCCGGTCTGCTGCTGAATCAGAGTGTAGCTGGCATCCGGATTGTAATTGTCAGGAGCCCAGACCACGCCGTAATCCGTGATTGTGAGCGGCCGATAGACAAAAATAGCCGTCCATTCCGACCACGCGCCGATGGTCGAACCTGTCATGCCATCGTCCACACCGTCGCTTTGCGCGGCTCCACGGCCTCCGATGCCATTGGCGACAAAGGTTGGCTTGGACGCTGTAGTGCCTTGCGAGTAGCCGCCAGTGTTGCCCATCAGGTCCGGCACGGACGCGATGGACGCTCCATCGCTCAACGCGAGTTGCGAGAAATCAATCCACTCGTGAGGATTCAGCGCCGCCAGCGTCCACGGTTCCGCCGTCCGCGCCAGCGCACCGGCCGGGCGGATCACTCGTGAAAGCTGGACAGGATTCGGCATGGCGTGATTCAATCCTGGAAGAAGTGGAAGCGACCACGAAGGCCGCTGGCGGTGTGTGTTGGCGTGCCGCGCGTGATGAGCGCCACATAGATGTCATCGGTGCCTGTGGCTGGTTTCACCGGTAGGTTCACATTGAGCTTCGTGGCGATTCGCACTCCGCCGAGGTCGATCCAGTCATCGGCCGCCACGTTGACGATGCCCAGGATGTTGCGCGCATTGGCATCCGTGATGCTCGGCCCGTTGTTGATCGTGCCCACAGCCACGTCGGCGGACAGAAACACGACATCGAGCTCGATGCCCTGGTCATCTTCATCGTGCAGCGTGAAGCCGGAGAGCACACCCGTGCCGTCGTTCACCCGCATGCACGCCGCGATCGCCACACGATCCGAAAGCACATCGCCGCTGGCGTAGATGCTCGTGTCCAGCACGAACGTCACATCCACCGTCTTGGTGTTCCCGCCGATCTTGGCACCGCTGCCGTTCAGCAACGCGGTGATTTTGCCAAGCAGTTCCACCTCCATGTCGCCCTGTTGCGGGGCCGTGGTGGGGAGCACCGACGTCACATCGGTGCGGTTGGCGCTGAAGCGGTTGGAGTCGAGGTCGCACATAAGGGTGGGTGGGTTAGCCGCGGGGACGCCACGCGGCGGAGGCGGCGCGGCAGGATTCGTTCATGGCCAGCGTTTCCAGCTCGTTCAGCGCGTCATTGCGTGCCGCCCCTCCGGTTTCCGCCTGGCCGTTTTCCAGGATGTAAGTGCCGCGTGCAAACGCGACGGTGAAGTCTGCCAGCGCATCGAGCACCGGCACCACGGCCCATTTCGCCTCGGCCAGATCGGTGGCAAAGGTGCCGCTGGTGTGGCCCGTGAGACACACATAGACATGCCCGTCGGTGTGCAGCACCCGCTGGCCCACCGCATACGTCGTGGCAGTCAACCATGCGGTCGTGGTGAATCGCGGCGCCTTGGGCATGCTCAGCACAAAGACGCTGTCAAAGTCGGCAAACAGGGTGATGCCTGTGCTGCCGGTGCAGAACCGCACCTCATGCGCGTTGTTCGCCGGGTCACGCGGATCCGCGCTCCACACTTCAAACCGCCGCGCATCGGCGATCTCGCCATAGTCGATCACACGGTTCACCGGCGTTTCCTCGCTGCCTGTCCACGCGTCCTCCGACAGATACTTGTTGTAACCACGCGTGTAGGCCCGCTGAAACACCGCCAGCAGCTTCGCCTGCAACGTGGGCTTGGCGGCCACCTCGGCAGGCGTGAAATTCAAGGCCACGGCGAGATCGTCGAACACGCTCTGAAAACTGCGGGCGGCACGGCTCATGACAGATGCAGCCCTCCGTGTTGAGCTTTGCCTTCCTGCGCGGCGGCTTCGATCCGTGCCATCGCGCTCATGATCGGCACCCGCTTGGCCACTTTGCCCTCCGCTGCCGCCTTCTCCAGGGCGAAGTCATGCGGCGTCCAGCCCCGCTGGATCTTGCCGGAAATGCTTTTGCGGGCGCACTCGGGATTCCGCTTCAAAAAGAAGCGCATGTAATCCTCGTCATTGAGGAGCTCGCCACCCACGGCCCCGCGTTCATGCAGGCTGGAGCGATGCAGCTGCCAGTAGGTGTGGGCGGAGATCTGATACTGGATTGTTCCCCCGAGGTTTTCATTGATGATGTGCGGCCCGGATTTCTCCGCCTGCCGCGCCATCTCCAGTTCATGCAGGTGCGCACGATGCTCCGCCGCACGGTTCTTCTCTTCCAACTGACGCCACCTCTCCCGCGCACGTTGCAGCCCATGCTTGCGGGCGTGACGCTCGAAGCTGAACACAGGGGCGATGTCGGGTGTCCACATGGCTTGCTTGGGGAGCGCGGACACTTTTGTCCGCTTCAGGTTTGGGAAATGACCGGCCCGGCGGGGGAAGGGCCTGGTGAAGGGTGAAGGGTTCCAAAATCCAACACCCGCCGGGCGGTCAAAGGGATCAGGCAGCGCTCGTGTTGAACTTGCCGTGAACTTTGGGCAGCAGGTTTGCCAGCGCGGTGAACGCATCGACATAACCGGCCTGGCCGCTGCCGTCCGGAGACAGGTCCCAGGTGGTCGGCACCTGGTTCATCTTCATCTCCAGATACTCCATGTCGAGGAACAGGCTGTGGTCCCATTCCCCCAGGCGCAGAGTCGGCGTGCCGGTCGCCGTGGCGGCGGCAGAGATTTCGAAGTGCGTGGCATCGGTGATTTCGGTGATGTAGGCCCCGGCCGGAATGCCGGTGCCATAGACGCGCATGTAGGGCTGCAAGCCCGCCGTGCTGGTCACCGTGATGGTGGCATCGGTGTTCGTGGTGCTGGCGCCTGCCAGCGAGCCATTGGCACGCGTGGCGTTGAGCATCAGCGTCGGGATGATCTTCACCATGCCAAAGCGCGTGGCGTAGCCGCTGACGCTTTGCTTGAAGATTTCCTTCTCGCCGTCGAAATTGAACGAACGCACGGACACTGTGCTGCCAGCGGTGCTGTGCTCTTTGAAGAAGTGATCAAAGCGCGTGGCGAAGTCAAAGGTGCAGAACGCGTTCACGTCCACACCGTTGCCGTTCTTCCCTTCGGCCAGCTTCTGCAGCATGGTCATCAGGTCCGATTCCGCGATGTCCGACACGGCCGTCTTGGCGACGACCTGGGCGGCGGCGGGACGATAGAGCGAGTCCACCGGCAGGTTCGGCTGCGCACCGCTGTCAATGGTGCGGGACACGCCCCAGCCCATGAAGGTGGTGCCATCCACCCAGGCATTCTGCTGGCTGAGGTGCGTCTTTTCGAGACACTCCTTCAGCGTCGTCATGGCCTTGGCCTCGCTGTTGACCACTTCGTCAGCCACACCCGGGACACTCATCGTGACCGTGGTGCGCTTCGTCACACCCCAGTCCTGACGGTATTCCTGCACGACACCGGTGTGTTTGCGCATGTCCTCCAGCCGGTTCGTCACCGTGCTGCGGTTCACCGCCGTGCCTTCAGCCACGCCCCCCAGGGAGCCGGGCTTATGCTGGTCCATGGAGTATTTGAACTCGGAGTTCTCCGCCTTTTTCCCCACCCGGCAGGTGGAGGTGAAGAGCGTGCCCGCCGCGTTCAGCACCGCCAGCTCGTCGCTGAGGTCCTCATGCGACACGGGCAGCGTGGCCACGGCTGTGGGCGCGCAGAACGCCATGCGCCCGGTGCGCTGGCAGTAATCCCGCACCTCGCTCCACTGGATGGAGGAGGCGGAGCCGACAAACAGACAAAGCCACGCGCCGTAAAACTGGCCGCGCAGCAGGAGCAGAAACGTCACAAGGAACGTCATGCCAAGGATGAGCTTTTTCATGAGCAAAGAAGAGAGTTGTGGCCGTCCTGTTGAGGCGGCCGGTTTTCGGATTCAGGGTTAAGGCTGTCATGCCGCCTGCTGCTGCTCCAAGCGCCGCTGGCGCTTGATGGACAGCATTTCGAGCACCGCTGACCTGTCCCCCTTCGCCGCGCGCGCTTTCGCCGCGCTCAGGAGGCCGTCCCAGTCCGTCCCGCGTGTCGCCGCCGGCATGGTGCTGGCGATCTCCGCAGGCGGAGTTTTCGGTGTCTTCGAGCCGGATGGTGGAGCCATCTCCGACGGGGATGTGTCCGCACTCTTCGCTGCGGATGCCTTCTCCGAAATCTTCGTGCCGCGCGGCACCAGGATGTAGTCGCCGCTGAGCGCCAGCTCGGCGATTGCCAGCTTCGCCGCCAGCGCCGGGCGGTCGTGATCGAAGTCCGCCGCTTGCGCGGCCTTGTGGTGCTTCTCGAAGCCTTCCACCTTGGACATGCGGGCAATCAGATCCGCCGCTTTCTCGCTGCTGGCCTTGCCCTTGGTGAGGGCCTCGCGCTGCTCTTCCACGTGATCGAGCATCGTCGTGAAATAATCGAGATCATCGGCCCCGAGGTCACGCTTCGTGCCGTCAGGGAAGGTGAATTCGCGATCCTCTTCACCGTTGAGCATCGCGCGCTGCAGTTTGCGCAAACCGGAGTTCGCATACGTTTCCCACTGCGCCAGGTCCTTCTCTGCGGTGACCTTGGCAAACATGTTGGCACCGGACCGGCCGGTGCCGCGACTCGCGAGTTCCGCCTCCAGTTGTTGCAACCGTGTCTCGGCGGCGGTGAGCTTGTCGCTGGCCTCTTTCGCGGTTTTCTCCGCCTCCTGGGTGCGCTTGCGGAAGGTCTGCGTTTTGTGATTCAGCTCCTTCAGCTTCTTCGCCGCTTCAGGGTTGAGGCCTTCGATCACGACATCACCCTCGGGCATTTCCGCATCGCTGCCGCTGCCAGGCTTCCCCTGGCTGGCAGGGCCAAAATCAATCGCGCCCGCTGGCAGAGCCTCGCCGCCTTCGTCGGCCGCTGCAGGCGGCTTTTCTTGAGCAGCGGGCGGCTTCCCTGGCAGCTCTCCCACGGCGGGCGGAGTCGTTTCAGCGGCGGCGAGCTTGCGTTCCTCGATGACCTTGCGCACATCCGAGGGCATGTTTTGCAGCCGGGCTTTCTGTCTCGCCGTCAGTTCAACGGCGGCAGGGGCCGACGTGGGCGTGGATGGCGGCTCAGCGCCCGTCTGTGCGGGCGGTGTCATGGAGGCAGGGGCGGCGGCGGCGCTCATGCACGCTAGTTCATCACCACGCCGCATTTCCCGCAAAAACCAGATTCGTGTTTCGAAGGGGGATACATCGGGCATGCATGGGACACGATCCCCCAAACGCCAAAAAGCCCCATGAGTCCGCCGACTCATGGGGCCTCTCCCGCGCAACCAACAGCAGCGCATGGCGGCAGACTATCCGCCGGGAGATTCCTGGCTGAGCAGGATGCCATGCAGCACCGTGATCAGTTCGTTCATGGCAAAGGCCTGGCCCTGCTGATGCGCTCCCGCGCCGGGGCTGATGGCTTCCCGTTGCAGGCGGCAGCCGCGCTGCTCGATCAATGAGACGATGGCTTTGACACCGGCATGGTTCCAATGACTGCGGATCGCGTCGCGATTTTCCGCCAGCAGTTTCTGAGCTTGCTTCTCACTGATCATGCCCAGGCCTTCGCAGCCGTGGGCGGGAAACAAGATGACCGGAGGATTGATGACGGGTTCGATCATGGGGATTGAGGTTGTGGCTGCATTTGTTGCATCATCGCGTCGGCCTGCTCGGCCTCGGCTTCCAGTTGCTCCAGGAATTGCTCGATCTCACTCGGCGGTTGCAACGGACTCGCGCCCTGCTGCCGTCCGATCTGCGCATTCTCGCCGTATTGCTTGTCCAGGTCGATCAACTGCCGCACCCGCGCCAGGAACACGGCGCGATACTGCGGCACCGTCTGGAACATGCGCTGGCGGGCAGGCGATTTCGTGAACTCATCCATCATCGTCTTGGCGATTCCGGCATAGTCCTCGCCGTTCGGCGCGGGTTCGTTCCCATCACCGCCGGAGAAGATGCTGTCCATCATGCCCTTGCCCTTGGAGGTCGTGTTCTGTGCGGCCATGTCATCCGGCATGATGGATTCGGCGGACAGCGATGGATCGAGCACACTGAACCCGAACTCCAGCAGCGGCTTGGTGTTGAGCTGGCCCGGACGTGCCAATGGCACCAGGAGATCTTTCACAAAGGTCAGCAGCTCCTTCGTCCACTCGACATCCAGCGCCCGCACGTCGAACTTCATCAGGAAGTCAAACGAGCCCCGCACTTCATCCGGGCTGGCGTTGAACACGATGTCCGTGCCGGTGATGCGAGCGCCTGTGAGCGTCGGCATGAACTGCTGCACCAGCTTGGCCGTGAGTTGCAGCGCCTGCGAAATCGGCATCAGGAACCAGTCCATGTCACTCTGCCCCATCAGCATGCTCACACTGTCCGGCACGTCGTTGCTTGGCACGCCGTAAAGCTGGTTCACAAAGCCGCGAATGGTGCGCTCCACTTCGACACTGCGGTTGTCCGGCGGCGGCAGCTTGAACGCCTCCACCTCGCCCGTGCGCCACGCTTCGACGAAGCCGCCGGGCTGGATTCGTGTGCCGCGCAGTTCGGGCGGCCCCGTCCACGGCGGCACCGTGCTCAGGCTGGCCGCGTCGGTGCGGCTGTTCCATTGCGCCTCGATGGCCTGCTGCGGCGTCTGCGTGAAATGCGGCACGCCGCGATTCGCCAGCAGCATGCGTTCATCCATCTCATGCGTGACAGGGACGAAGGGATACTTGCCACTCCAATGCGGCAGCAGCTCGCGTTTCGCCACCAGGCCCGGCACATCGGCATGCATCACGGTGTGGTAGGTGCCGCGCAATCCATCCGGCGTGGTGCTGCGGTCCCACACTTCGAGGATCTGGATCAGGTTGCGCTCGCTTTCGCCATTGGCACGGCCGCCGTTGACACTCCATCCCACTCCGGCGCCGCCCATGACCCAGCCGCGCGTCCTCGTGTTGAAGATCTGCTGCCGCCCGCGTTTGGTGATGACTTGCAGCACCCACTGCTGATTCCAGCCGTGAATCGCCGCCTGCTCGCGGATCTGCTGCACACTCAGCCACTTGGTCCGTGCGATCCATCGCGCGCTGTCGAGGTTGTCCTCAAACACGGTCTCGGCGGGATAGAACACATCCACGAACGGAATGAGCGATTCCCACACCGGATGGTCCGCCAGCGTGATGCTGGTGACGTAGGTCACTGTGTCCTCGCCTGCCCGCATGGCACGCACCACGCGCAAGGCTTCCTTCCTGCCCTCCGCGCCGCGTTGCCGCAGACCCGGATCCAATTGCAGCAGCAATTGCGCAACGGCGCCTTCCTCACTCTTGCTCATCACCCGCGCCTCAAAATCCGCCTCGCTCACCTGGGCGATGATTTGCATCGCTTCCGGCGAGGCCCCGGCCGCGCCAGCTTCCTGCAGGTTCGACTGCATCGCCAGTTCCACCAGTTGCGCCTTGGTCACCGTGCGCGTTTCCACGGCACGTTCCCGCTTCCAGGTGACATAAAGCAGGCTGTGCCCGTAGCGATCACTCCACGCGCCCGCGCGACAGCCGTGCACCGGGATCATGGTCCCCATCGCGCCCTGCATGTAGTAAAGCATCACCAGCCGCAGCAGTTGCGCCTTGCGCGCATCGGTGCCTTCCATCGCCCGCACGCTGAACGATCCACGCCGCAAGGCGGCCAGGCGCATCGCTGTGCGCAGCTTGATCAGCCAGTGCGTCAGGAACACGTCATGATCCGCCGCGCCATGCCAGGGCTTGGCGTTTTCCTTGGCCGTGTCCGCCTTGCGGCCCGTGCCGTTTTTGCCCGGCCGGTCGCAGAGGCGCGTTTTCTCCGCCTTGTCCATCGCCGCGAGAAACGTGCCGGCATCGTTCATTGCCGCCTGCATCTCCGCGATCACGTCACTGACGCTCCAGCCGTCCAGCGGCTTGGCAGGGTTGGTCTGTTCCGGCAGTCGGCCTTGCGCCATCGTGTGATCCTTTCGTGAGATCACCCTTCACCATTCCCTTCGAGCCCGAGGGTGGCAGGGTTTTGGGCTTTGTCAAATCTGGCCGTGCACGCCCAGTTTCACCCCGTTGAGTATGATGTTGTCGTCGGCGTCGATGACCAGATTACTTCCAAACATCACCTCACCCGGTGCATCAAAGCGCCGACTCAGATTCACGTCGTAGAATGCAAACAGGGCCTTCAGGTTTTCGCAGGCGGCTTCGTATTCGCGTTTTTCAATCTGCCTGAGAATCACCTTGCGCAGCTCCTTGGCGTGACCGCGCATTTCTCCCAGCACCGTCTTGATCGAACGGGCGGCACACCGCGCGCTCTCGAGATCGTCGGCCCGTTGTTTGAAATCCTTGACCACGGCTGCAATTTCTTCACGCGCTGCATTGATCGCTGTTTTGATTTCCTCCATTTCACGGTCTGCGAAATTGGAAAGTGATTCTCGGTGGCGTTTGGCGTCGGCACTCACGCTTCGCGCATCAAGAACCGCCTGGGAGAACACGGCAGTGATGCTTTGCACCAAGCTGGCGGCCTCCATTCCGGCAATCGACTTCGCGCGTCGCAAGATGGACAGCAGCGGTTCGATTTGTTGCATGATTCCGCTGGCTTCATGGCTCCGCAGCAGGCCGGCAAACTGGCGAGCCAGATCACCTGTTACATCGTCGAGCTCTTCCGCTTTCGGGATTTCCGCTTTGATCGAGGCGCGTTTGGTCCAATCCTGCAAATCTCGGAGGGCTTGATCCAGATCCGCATCCGTGGGCGGCTTTCGTGGGCTTCGTTTCGTTTTCATGTTTTGGTTTTTTCGTTGTTCCGGGCGCTGGACATCTTTTCCTGCTGCATCTTCTGCAGCAGCGGACGGATGTCCGCCTCCGTGAGATGGGTTGTCGCGTGCTTGGTCGCAACATGCGCCATGATCTCCTGAATCGCGAGATTCACCGCCCCGGCAAAATCCGCCGTCTCGATGTGCACGCCTTTGGCGTGAGCGATTTTTAGTTTTTCGCCTGCCAGTCGCCAGAATGGCCGCTGCGGATCGGCCTTGAAGCCATCCGTCCGCGCACACGTGCGCCAGCCATACAGTCGCAAAGCCAGACGCACACCGTGCATCGTGAGGAAAAGAATTCGTCGTTTGAGTTTCATCATTGTTGGTTGTCGTTGTGGTATTTGTTTCAATACCCGCCCCATTGCCCGGAGACGTGCGCCGCTGCACGGGCCGCATGGTCAATGAACCGCATTACGGCGCGTTGGGCGTAATGGAACAGATCGATCCAGTCCTTGCGCGCCCCTTTCAGACCATCGGCCCCGGTCCAGTTCTGCAAGGCATCCCATGAGTTTGCGCAACCATGCGGCACAGTTTCACCCGTTTCGATGTTGGCTGGCGCATAAACAATCATCAGCCGCGGACGATTGGACGGTCCCAGCGGTTTCTGCGTGTCGTAGCCCAGCGCATCGGTGATGAGGCTCACCCCGGCCACTGCGTCGGGATTGTCACTGCGCGCATTCAGCGCCTTGCCGCTGGCATCCGTAAAGCGCATGCCGCAGCGGGCGAACTCTGTGAAGTAGGTGCGTCCATGCACCACGGTGTCGCCTCCGCGCGAATCCATGATCCGCCGAGTCACGGTGATTGGCTGGCCGTCGGTGCGCTTCTCATACACCCGCGCCAGCTCGATTTCGATGCGTTTGATTTCCTCCACGTATTGCTCCGTGGTCAGTCCCCACGATTCCTGCGCCGGTCCCGGCACGCCATCCATCGCCTTGCCCTTCTTCGAATCCACCGCCCACGGTCCCGGCATGCCGACTGCGGGAATGTAATCGTCCTGCTGCGGCCACTCGCGCACCAGGATCTCCCGCCCGTCACGCGTCTTTGCATACCACTGCATCACGTGATTGCGTGCGTTCGCCGGATCAAGGCAGTGATACCATGAGCATTCCTGAGGCACCTCGCCCGCCGCCGCACGATCGGGATGAATCGCATGCGCACGCTCGCTGAGGATCGGAAAGCGCGCATCGCGCACGGTGGCAGGCCAGCCATACGCACGTGTTTTGACTTCGTTCAATCCGGCACGCTTGTTCTTCATCAGCTCCACCAGCGTTTCGTAACCGCCTGCGGGATAACAGCAGTCCTGCGTCCAGAAATAAACAATGCGCTTGGTTGGATCATCGCCGTATTCGGCCAGCGGCATCATCACCGGCTCCTCGCGCGCTCCAGCCGGACCATCAAACCAAGCGGGCACCTCGCTGCGCGTCTCCTGCAACTCGCCCCGCTCGTTGCGCTCTATCGTCACGAGCGTTTTCAACAGCGGCGCCCGGGCTTCCTCGATCAGACGCGCCTTGCCTCGGAACCAGCGCACCGCCGGGATGTAGCCGGAGATCGGCGTGAACATGGCGATCAAGGTGCCACCGGTGCGGGCGAGACGGTATTCCACCGCCTCCAGCCATTCCACCGGCACCTCTTCATCCGCCAGCACCAAGTCGAGCTGGTCACCTTCGATGCTAGCCACATCTCCTTCGAGATAAAAGTAGAACGTGCAGCGGGAACCGTTCGGCAGGATGAACATGTTCTCGGTGAACCCCATCTTGCGCGTGTAGGAGATGTTGCCCGTTATGCCGCTTTTCACCTTGCCTGTCTCGGCCGGCCTCCACTCCTTCGGCAGATTGTCGAACATGCGCGACATCAGCACCTTGCGCGCCTGCGTCTGCGAGGGGCAAAGCACCGCCACTTGTGTGCCCGGTTTTTCCACCATCAGATTGATGGCCCACCACGCACCGAACTCCGATTTGCTCGAGCCATTCCCACCCATGCACAGGATCTTGGGAATGTAGCGTGGGTTCACTTTCTTCACCGCGTTGATCGCGTCTATCGCGCGTTTCCAACCGCCTCCCAGTTGTCGCGACTTTCGCGGATCGCCGCGCCATCCATAACGAAACCGGTCCTGTTCCTCAAGCTCGATCTCCTGATGCCGCTGCCGCGCCCAGTTCAGCACGCTCGCCATCTCGCCCCGCTGCGCCAGTCCCCACAGCAGCGGGATGGGTTGCAGCTCCAGCCGCGCATGCGGCTCCAACGCACGATCACAGCCCGCCTCCACAAACGCCTCGTCCAGCAACAGGCCGCACAGCCGTTCACGCGCCAGCTTCAAGAGCCCGTCCGCCGCGGCGGGCAGCAGACAGGCCTGCTCGTCCCGCTGCTGCAAGCAGCGCTCCACCGTGGCCACGTCCAGCACCGGCACACGCGGATGCAGCTCCAGAGCCCGCTGCAGTCCATGCTGCGTCAACAGTTTTTCGAGTTCATTCATTCGTGGTATCCTCCTCGTCTTCGGCCTGGCGCTGGGCTTCCTGCATCAGTGTGAACTGCTTGAACTCCAGCGCTCCGATCACGCCCGCCATGCTGATTTCCCACTCGTCACGGTAGCGATCCACCAGACGGTCAAGATCATCGGCAAAGGCTTGGATTTGCTGTCTGTCATTCATGCCGCCAGCGCGTGAGGTTGTCGATGGCCCAGATGAGCGCCAAGACGCGCCGCGTGGCCTCCCGATGCCTGAGGCGCGATTGCTGCCACAAATGCCACTTCACGCCGGGACGGCCGGGATTCCATGGCCCGCGCACGGGGGTCGAACCAAAATCTCCCCGCAGATCCGCCAGCCGTCGTTTCACGCGTTGCTTACGGCGCGCAGCTTGCTCCAGCGCCTCCTCCAGCATCGCGCCGATCTGGTCGATATGCAGCCGTGTGGACAGTTTGGCCGGGAACATCACCCGCCGCGCCGCCTCGAGGATTTGATGCAGCTCATCGGCTGTCAGCGTGAGCCCATGCTCATCATGCAGATGCGCCCAAAGCGCATGCCCGTAAGGTGTTGGTGTTTTCATCGGCATGGGCTCAAAATGGAATGTCATCATCTTCCAGGCCGTCCGTCATGGAGTCGCCTTGCTCCGCTGCACGTGCTGGCGTGGCCGTGCGAGCCGCAGCCGCTTTGCCTTGGGATGCATCGTCAAACTCACGCGCATTTCCCAAAATCGGAAACTTCGGCGGGTTGGCGCTTTCGCGTTCATCCTTGGTCGTCGGCTCGCAGATCCAATGCGTCTGTCCAAAATCGTCTTTGCCATCGCGATTCGGCACCAGAGACAGCGACAGGTTCACGCGCTCCGGATTCCTTTCCGAAGGCTTTGCCCGTGCCTGCTCCAGCACAATCACAATGCAGTCCTTCATCTCTCCTCCTTTCCCCTTGAGTTTCATCCGATGCGCTCCCTGGAGCTTGGCAAGATCGATGTAGGCGTTGAGTTTGTTGGGCATGGCGTGTGTCGTTATGGTGTTTGGGGTGGTTTAAAAACCCGGCAGGGTCACCTGACGGAATTTGGGATTGTTGGAATACAGCTTCAGCGTGCGCCCGCTGAAGCGTTGCAGATTGAGTCGGTAGCGCAGACAGATATCATCGCAGGTAGCTCCATTGCGATTCTTGGTGATGATGAACCTCGCGTGCTCTTCGTAGTCCTTCTGGCACACATACATTTCAGCCGGCAGGCCACGCCCGTCATGCCAGGCTTCAGGGAAATCCCGGCGGAACATGTTGGTCACCTCCTGCCAGCGATCCTTTTCATCCTCCGCCAGAGCGCCCCATGGCCTGACAACAGACGGCCGGTGAATGAAGCCGATCATGGTCGGATACTCGATCATTTCTCCCGCGCCTTTCACATCGCCATTATCTGGCGGACGGTTGCGGCTCTGTTTTTCGCGCCCCTCCTTGGTCAACTGCACAAACAGGACGATGGTGATTCCCAGCGTGCGCCGCAGTTCGTGCAGTGTCTCCATGATCTCGATTTGTCCGCGCAATTTGTCGGCCTTTCCCTCTTTGGTGGACGCCCGCAACTGGCCAAAGTGGTCGATGAACACCACTTTCAAGCCATGCCTGCGCACCATCATCGTCACACGCGCGCGCAAATTGTCGCAGTCGCAGAACGCGGAATTGTCCCAGAAGATGGGCGCGGCATCGATTTCTTTTGTCGCACGTCCGATTGCTCCAATCGAATCTTTGGGCAGATGACCATTGCGACTCACACTGATGTCCACGCCCGCACGTCCCAGGACCAGACGATGCAGCCAGCCCACCTTGCCCATTTCCAACGGAAACACACCACATGGAATCTGACCATCCACCGCGATGTTCTCCAGCAGACTGACACCGCAACCCGTCTTGCCCATCCCGGGGAAACCACCAATCAGGAACAGATCACCCTCACCGTCCGGGTTCAAACCATGAAACGTGCGATCGACATCGACCCAGCCGGTTTGCACTCCCAAAATCTTGCCGCGGTTGTCGCAGATCTGCTGAAACTTCTCCTGCCATTCCACCAAAGCAGCCCGTGAATCTGCGATGTGATTGCCTTGTCCCTGGCCTTGGAACATGTCCAGCACCTGAAACGACCTTGATTCATTCCGGCTCAAAAGGCTGCCCACACTTTCGGCCTCCAGTTCACTGGCATGCATCTGCGCCTCATGAATGCCGAGCGCATTGGCGTGAATCATTTCTCGCAGCAGCCACTTTTCACGCACCTGTTTCACGTAAAACGGGTAGTGGGCGGCGATGGGAACAAAAGCGAACAGCTCACTGATGGCCGAGGCCCCACCAACGCCATCGAGCAACCCACGGTCTCGCAGCAGGTGCGTGATCGCCACTGGATCAATCGGCAGTCCCTTGCTCACGACTTCGTTCAACAACTCGTAAATTGTCCGGTTGGCCGGGTGGTAAAATGCCTCCGGAGGCAGCGTGATGCGCGTCTCCACCACTCGCTCGCCAGGCTCCTGCAGCAGGCAGGACAACACTCCCTTTTCCGCTTCATCCGTAGCAGGCAGGGCCGTTTTGGCCAGGCTGCCCAGCAAATCTTCTGCTCCTGGAGTTTTGTCCTTCATGCTGCTTCCTCCTTCAACCACTCGCGGATTTCAGACTGCTGCCCCACCCCCAGCATCGCCCACGGCGTGACATCGCCGTAAAGCGCTTCACAAGCTCGTTCAAATCCGGCTGGCGCCGCCGTTTCGACCTGAGGGCCGCCCCCTTCTTTTTTCGCACCCCCCATCCTCCCCCAGTGGGTTGCCAGCGCCATTGCAGTGAGCGTCGCACGCGGCCACTCGGCGGCATATACGGCGGCCCGGCGCTTGATCTCCGCCACCGTCACATCCGGCGACACGTCGCGGATTGTCGCCAGCGCCTTTGCCACCCGGCCTGCCAGCGGCTTTGTCACCTGCTGCGGATCGCAGCCCTCAATCGCCACCAGCACGTCAAACAGCGGATTGCGCTCTCGTGGCTTGGGCACGCCTGCCGCGCCCCCCTTCTTTTTTTTCGCCGGGAGCAGGATCTTCGATGCAGCGGCATCCGGACTCGGAGCGCCGGGATCGGGCTCAGCCATGGAGGATTCTGCGACAGCAGGTGTGCCGCCCGGCTTGTCCGGGCCATTCTGGGATGAAGGAATCGGAGACGGAGACGGAGACGGAGACGGAGACGGAGACGGAGACGGAGACGGAGACGGAGACGGAGACGGAGCAGTCGTTTTCCCTGCGTTTTCCTGCGATTGTCCTGCGTTCGCAGGATTTCCGCTGCGTTTCGCAGACCGTTCGCACCGTTCTTTGTGCGTTTTGTAGTAATCAGGCATCATCCGCTTGGCGCCTTCGAAGCCGTGATGCTTGACCATCGCACTCCATTTCGAGCTCTCCCGCCGCATTTGCTCACCGGTTGACCAGGGTTGATGCTCCTTCCAATCGTGAATCAGCCGGCCAAATTGAGGACCGTCCAGCAGCGCCAGATCCGCCAAAGTCGCCACCAGCAGCCCGGCCTCCCCTGGCCAGTCCACCGCCAGCTCAATGTCCTCGTCACTCAAGCCGGACAAATCGCCGCTGCTGCGGTTGTCCCGAGTCCAGAGAATCAGTTTGACCCATCCCCAGGCACCCTCGGCTTTGAGCCGGTGCTGCAGTCGTTTCATTTTGGGGTGCGCTGGCAGCGCCGTTGACAATCGGGCATCGTTCATGAATCAGGAAACAGGGGTGAAATAGTTCAGGAAATAGGCTTTCAGCATCCGGCCGTGGCTGCCGGTGACTGGGTTGATCCAGTGGATGAAATCGCGGGTGACTTGCGTGATTTGGATCTTCTCGCCGTCCGAGTGCGCCATGAATGGGTCCCCGGGTTTAATGGCGGATCGAGCACTTTTCATGGCTCACAAATCCGCATCGGTTTTCAGTGACCGGGCCTCCAGCAACGCTTCACGGATGCTTTGATCCGCCAGTCGCATGCCCGCTTTTCGCGCGGCTCGCAGCAGCGGCTCGTAGGCCTTGCCAGCATCACCGCGAAACACGATTTTCCCGGCCTGGTCGATCTCAATGGTGGCGACAGGCCACGGCTCCAGCACGCCGGTTTGTGCGTTGGGACGATACCGCAGCACCTGCACAGCGGCAGCGGGTGGCATCGGTTTGGTTTCAGTGGATTCACTCATGGGGTAAAAAGGTGTCATCATGCGCGGCCAGGCATTTCCGGTCTGCGGCTACGGTCACACGCCAGGGCAGAGCCAGCACAGGCCCGCGATTGATTTGCGACGTCATTGCCATCAAATGCAGCGTCAGTTCCACGCGTTCATGCGGCTCAATATCGGCCACTGGCAGCAACGCATGCAGTCTTGCCAGGGCATCTCTCACTCGGTTTCGGTTCATGCGACAAGTCTGGCTTGCTTCATCAGTTCGAGCGTGGGACGCCACTTTGGCGGCGGCTTCGGGTTGATCAGCTCGGGCACGTTGGCTCTCACGAGGGCGGCCATCACGGGCGGGCAGACCGAATTCCCGCACATGCGGATCTGCTGCTCTTTCGTCAGCAGCTTTTCGCGCGTCTCTCCCGTCTTCGGATCGACGATCCACGCCCGATCGATCACGTAGTCATCGCCAAAGCCTTGCGCCCTGAACAACTCGCGCGGGGTGAGCATGCGCATGCCGATGTCCACGATCACACAGCCTGCGACGGTGGCGAACTCGCCCTCGAACTCGACGCCATGCGCACGCAAGAACTTCGCCACACGGCGGGCGCCTGCGAGCTGTGCCGGTGTGAGTGAGGCCGCGAGGCTGCTCTGCACCAAGCCCATGCGCGCCTTGGCAGTGACCGTGCGCGCGGGCTCTGTCGGTGCCTGTCCATCGCTCTCCGTGCCGTAGTAGGCCGCGACACTCGCGGCGACAAGTTGCTGCTGGGAGCCGCGGCTGCTGATCGTGCTGATGGGCTCGCGTGCCTCATGGCCCGGCACATCGCAGAAACCGCCGTTGTGCTGGGCCAGGTAGGCGGCGACAACGCCCGTCTTTCCTTGTCCACCTGCAACCACAGTCGGCGCTGGCGCATCTGCCTGCTGTCCGATGCTCTGGCCGAAGTGGCGAATCACACTGGCCGCAATCAAACCGTGGTGCGATCCGCCGGCACTGATCGTGTGCAACGGTTCCTCCACGCCGCTGCCGATGTTGTCGCCGCGCATCTTCACCAGATTGCACGCGGCCAGGGCATGCTTGCCACCGCCAGCGACAACAGTCCCCAGCGGGGCCTGCGGATCGAGGGCGCGGGGTTCCTGTCCTTCACGCTCGCCGTAGCCAGTCTGCACCAACGTGCCCGACACGAGCGCGAAGTGACCGCCTTTCACTTGCGCACAAACGGTGCGGGCCGGTTCGTCGGCGGGGAAGTTTCTCTGCGTTGATGCGTTCGCGTGCTCGGTGACAAACGGCGCGGCCATCGTCGGACAGACCAGCGCCTTTTCGCCTCGATGCGCTCCCGTGATGGTGTGAATCGGTGTACTCATCGGCTCCACTCGATCCCCGCCTTGATGCGTGAGAGAGACAAGGAACGGCTCCTCCGATTTCAACACGTAGAGATCCACGCCCTTTGCCACACGGCGGAGCGTGGCCTTTGCCAGCGGCCGTTTGCAGCGCACCTTTCGAGCCTGGGCCTTGCTCAGGAAGATCGAATGGCAGGGCAGCGACCAGTCGAGGCATTCGGCAATCGTGCGCCAGCGCTGCAGATTTGGCGCGGCCTTTGGATCGGCATGCGTCGGGGCTGGCCACACGATCGGTTTGCCATCGTTGCGGAACACGGCGAAGAGCCGGTTGCGGATCGTCGGTGCCCCGTGCGCGTAGCCGCGAATCTCGCGGCAGTCGAAGGCGTAGCCAAAGCCCTTCACCAGCTCGGCTTTCGTCACGGTGCCAGCGAGCACTTCCAAGAAGTCGGGAAGGTCGGGATGATCGGGCGCAATGCCAGTCGTCATGCAGTCCACGAAGGCCTTCCAGGTGCGGCCCTTGTGCTGCGGATCGGGATACCAGCCGGGCTTCCCGTTCTTGATCATCTGCACCAACGGCCCCCACTGCTGGATCTCCTCGACGTTTTCCATCGTCATCACGCGAGTGCCGATCTGTGCCCAGCGCAGCATCACGAGCACAAGGCCGCGAATCCGCTTCGACACCGGCTTGCCACCTTTGGCCTTGCTGTGGTGCGTGCAGTCCGGTGAGAAGTGAGCGAGTCCAACGCGGCGGCCCGCTGTGACGGTGCCTGGGTCCACGTCGAACACGTCGGTTTCGTAGTGCTCGGTGAACGGATGGTTGATGCGGTGCATGCCGAGCGCGTATCGGCAGTGATTGATCGCGATGTCCACGGGACGGCCAAGGCCCCATTCGATGCCGGTGCTGCCGCCGCCGCCGCCCGCAAAGTTGTCTGCGATGAGTTCGTGCATGAATAGTCAGGTGGTGAAGCTCCCATGCCCCCAGGTGCGTGCGTTCAGGCTCCGCCAGCGCAGCGATTTGTTTTTGGCGACTTCGTGCAGTCTGCTCTTCAAGGCCTCGCCTTCAAGATCGCCGCAGTGCTGGTTGTACTCATGCCGTCCTCGCTTGAAGAGCGCGAAGGCAAAGCGTTTGTTGTCCTCGCAGTTGCCAGGGAAATCACGCCACGTGATGCCACGATGAACGATGTTCTTCATGATGCGGCACCTCCGATGTGCGGGAATTCGTTCCACTCGCGCCCATCGAGCAGGCGGCCCGCCTTCGTTTTGCCGATGTTCCAGACTTGGCCGTCGTGGCCGGGACCTTTTTTAAACACGGCATCAGTCACGAGGTCGGGACCATCGCCAATCGGGCAAGGGGCATAGTTCCCCCACTGCTTGAAGAAGAACGGCACGCCAGCGGCGCTGCATTGATCGCGTAACGAACGCGCCCAGTCGGGATGCATCGGCCGGGCATTCGTGCCGCTCTCGCCGCCGCAGATGACCCAGTGAATGATCGCTGATCCGGGAAGTACTCGCGGCTCGTTGTAGCCATCGGCGATGTGGGCGCCAGTGAGCGGCCAGTATCGGAACAGTTGGTTGTCGAGATCCAAAGGCATGGCCTGCAGATCGACGGGGCCAAGCATCGGTTCGATGGACAGACCACGCCAGTAGCAGCGGACGTCCAGAAGCTCCCGGATTCGGATGTTGGCGAAGGTTTGGTTGGTGACCGTGGTCATCGCCATGACGTTGCGCGGGAGGCCTCCCCACTTTTCGGAGAGCTCCGCCAGTCGTTTGGGCCGCTTCGTGAGCAGCATCCAGAAATGCCTCCGCCCTTGCTTGCTCGTGATGGCTCCAAGCAGCTCGCGGGTGAGGTAGTCATCTGTCACGGCACGGCTGAACGTGTCGCCCAAGTCACCGACGAAGATGCAGCGCGGCATGCCATTGAGCCAGGGCTTGTCTGGACGCTCCATGCCGCGAAGATCCGACCACGAAGCGGCCTGGGCATAGCGGCCCGGGATCATCCGCACCTCCGAGAAGTCGGCGCTGTAGAGGGACGGGAGCGACTTCGACAATCGCCGCGTCTGCAGGTTCCCGGCATAGCAGGTGCGATGCTTCCAATTCCACAGCTCGCAGCCGTCACAGCCGGAGGTGCCATTAATCGTCGAATCGCACCACTCGATGTTTGTGTCCTTACCCATCGCTCCGGCCCTCCTTTTTGATTTTGGCGGCGGCTTCGCTGACGATCCGGGCAATGCGTGCCGCTTCATCCCAACCGGACACGGCATTGAGGTAATCGGCCGTTTCACAGATGATCCGTTCCAGTGCGCGCCGATCCTGACAGGCGAGGTCGTAGAGATGCTTCACCGTGGCCTCGGCTGTCTTCGCTTTTGCAAAAAGCCAGCGGTAGCCGTGCGCGGTGATGATGCAGTCCTGCAGCGCGTTGTGATGCTCGTGGCGCTCCGGCGCGTAGCCGCTGAGTTCACGCAGCCGGTCGAGTGAGGATGAGCCTTTTTCGATCACGCCTTGATCCATCAGCTCGCCGAATTTCACCTGCGAGCAGCGCCAGTCATTCCGGTGCGGCATCTCAATGTCCCAAAGCCGCGCGGCCTCGGCGAGGAAAGGTTTGTCGAACGCAAGGTTGTGACACACGATCGGCGCGGCCCGCTCCTTTTTTCGCGCATCGAGCCACTGCAGGTATTCGGTGATGACCTCGTGAAGCGGCCGGGCCTTCAGCAGTTCCCAGGCCTCGCGTGAGTAGCCGTTCTTTTTGGCGGCTTCTTCAGTGACCGTCTTTCCGGGCTGGCTTTCGACAGTGATGTAAGCCTCGAAAGTGAGGCTCGCGTCCCACGAGCACACGGCTCCGATGGACAACAGGGCATTCAGATGCGGGTAGAAACCGCCCGTTTCGGTGTCAGTGACGATGAAGTCGTGCATGGTGGTGGCGTGGATTGCCCGCCCGGTGTCTGCTCTACTTGCTTCATCCCACTGAACAGCGGAGCAAAACACCGGGACGGGCAAAGGGTTCAGATCGCGAGGAGGCAATTGCGTTCTCGGAGGCGCATCGTGATGCTGGCGATCATGTCTGCCGCCTTGGCGATCTCGATTCCGAGTTGGGATTCGGGCGTGACGGGTTTGTCAACGCCGCCTTCGATGGTCGTCTGTGGCTGCACCTGACGCGTGATGGGTTGCAGACGTTCCAGCAAAGTACTGACCGTGTAGTCAAGTCCTTCGATGTTGTCGCGCAGGCGACCCAGTTCGATTTGAGTCTCAGAGAGACAGGCTTCGCCAGGAGAGGGAATGGCCGCGTTTACGGTGCGTGGAGTGAGTGCGTTCATGTCGGTGGTGTGATGCCTTCACCCGGCGCGGCTCGTCACCGCGCCGGATCGGCGGGTGAATCAGCCTTCGCTGGGGGCTGGGGGTTCGGCAGTCGGAGCGCCTTCGGAGGGCGGAGGGGCCTCTTCTTTTTCGGGCGTGCTGGGCTCCTGAGGTTGCAGGCCGATTTCAGACTTCACCTCCGCGTCCCCTTTTTTTCCGCCCTTCGGAGCCTTGTCTTTGTCGCTCTTTTTTTCGTAGCTCTCGAAGCGCCTCAAAATCTTGATCGTTTCGAGCACGTTGTTATTCACCACTTCGAGCGTGATGCCCTCAGGCGGTTGCGTGCCCTCGGGCAGCGCGGCCGCAGTTGGCGCGATCTCCAGCTTCACGCAGTTTTCTCGAAGAGACTCTTCGAGTTCGGCTTGCGTGCCGTGGGTGAAGTGGGTTTCGCCGTTGTAGCGGACGCTTGCGTGATGGATCTGCAGCCCGGCGCGGTTGAGAGCCGCGGCAATTTCGTGGATTCGGTCAAGGCTGAACGTGCCAGCCGCGCCGATGATGATGAGTTGTTTTCCCATAATGATGTCAGGTGTGTTGTGTGTGGCACGAAGGAGCGCGTGCCGACGCTCTTGGCGCTGATTGCGCCGAAGGGGGTGCGTGTGGCAGGGGTGGTGCCACGCCGTGAAACTCGAAATCCGCCGCGCCGCCTGGCTCGCATTGGAGAATCTGGCCGGGGCTGAATTGTTCAGCGTTCACGCCGTGTCGCGTGAGGAGCACAGTGCAGATCGCGCCACTGGCGACCTCGCGCCCAAGCAGGAATTTTCGCCATAGACCAACCGGTGCCGCGCCGACGGCGATCACGCGCTCCGCCCCCCCCTCTTTTTTTTGCGGCTGATGACGTGCCGTGAAATCGGCAAAGACGGTTTCAGCCTGGACTCTGGACTCAGCCCTAATCGACATAAAAATCTGTTTCCAAAATGGATTAGAGGGGTCGTACAGGAGTTGGGGTCGCACCCCCCCCTCCCCCATCGGAAATCTGGCCGTCAGAATCGCGGCCAGTGTCACACCCGGTGTCACACGACAGCGAAAACCCTTCATTTTCAATGGTTTGCGCCATGGTGACAGGGGCTTTGGAATCCCCTGGGATCGCCAGGCGGCCGGAATCGGCCGCCAGTGGGAGATTTTCCCCCGCCTGCAAACCCATTGCCTGAGCCTTTCGCATGAGATCCTCGCCAGCGGCCTTCGCATCCACGTTGACGTTGACGGTCGCGACGATCTGCGTGGCTTGCCCTCGCATGAGGTTGCCGAATTCGCCCATCTTCGCTGTCGCCAGTGCGACCGCGACAGGGTCATCACAATCCGCTACCACCTCGGCAAAGCGAGACGCGCCAGCAAGCGCTCCCATGAAACACCAGTCAGCAATGCGTTCCTTCAGTGTTCCTACTTTTGTGGCCTCGCGCTGCTGGATGGCATACACAGTCTGTGTGCCGACTCCAAAGGTGCGCTTGATCCAGCGGATGGGTTTGTTCGCAGCCAGCGCTCGCACGATCGCCGAGTAGGTGTCGATGTCGCGCTTCAACAGGAGCGCGCCCGTGCATTGCTTCGTTTCGCGTGCCTCCTTCTCAACAGGGTGCTCCGGAATGTCCAAGAGCAGTCCCTGCTGTTCCAGATCGGCCAATGCCGATTCGAGTTTATTCTTCCTCTTTCCCATTGAGAAACCTCTTCAGCTCACTCTCCGTGATGCGCACCGCAGCCGCCTTGGCGACGCCCCACTTGGCCTTTCGCAGGCGACCATGCTTCAGCCAACTCCGCACGGTGCTTTCCTCAATGCACAACATCGCTGCCGCAGTTTCAGGCGAATACCTCGGCTCGATCTGCCCTCCGCAGAAAAAGAAAAGGCCGGGGCCGGGAATGTGCCAGCGCCCATCGCGCCACTGGACACCGGGGATCATCTTCAGCCGACACCAGCGTTCGACGATGCACTCGGGCGTGTCGAGCAGGACTGCGACTTGATCCACACTCCACACGCCACTGCGCAGCAGATCCTGGGCAGTAGGCGCATGTTCGGCGACTTTGCGGCGTGCCATAACGAAAAAGAAAGGGGCCGGATCAGCGGCGGCCCGGATGCTCCAGAAACCGCGCCAGACGCGTTTGCATGCGCACTGCGAGCCAGATCAGCGCCAGGCACACGACCACGCCCAGAAGCCAGCAAAAAAAGAAAGCGGGGCCGGACATCATCATGCGGCCTCCCGCAGGCGGTTGAAGTGCTGCCAGTCATCCACCGGCATCGCGTAGATCGCATTCCGGTGCGCAAACGCCACATTCGTCTGCCCCATCAACACACAGCGCGGCGCCGGGTGATCATGCAGCTCAAAGTAAAGCGTCTCCGGAGAGATGTAGGGCAGAGCGAGCTGCGTGCCGCACTTCGGGCAAGCTGCCGCCATTGGTTGCGTCGGTGCATCCATCGTGTTCATGCGCGAAAAAAAGAGCGGCCCGCGCTGCTGGTTGGCAGTGCGGGCCGTGTGTCAGTCGTCGTTTTGGGAGTCACCTTCAGCGGTGAACCACTCCAGCAATCCGGCTGCCTGGAAGGCCTCCGTGATCGCGTCATAGAAGAATCCAGGCGTGCCGCCGCCAGGCTCACAGCCAAAGGCCAGAAGCACCGTCAGCAGGTCCTTCTTGATGGCCCAGTCCAGGCCGGTCAGATCCAGGAGACTCGTCGGCTTGCCATTCCAGGCGGAATAAAGCAAAGCGCGAACCTTGTAGCTCTGGCCAGTCTTCGCTCCGCACACCTCCACCAGTCCGGGCAACGCAACGCGTGCGAACTCGATCACGCCCCGTTGCTGCTGCAGCGTGCGCTTCAGCTCCTCGCCAAAGGCTTCAGCCAACCCGCTCATGACTCGCCCTCCGGCTTTGCGGGTGGCTCTGGTAGATTGCCCAGCTCGAAATCCTCAGCTGGACCCGACTCCAGCCGATCCACCACACGGCGGATCAGCACGCAGGCACCCAGCAGCAATCCAAACGCCACCAAGCCCAGCACCATGCCGGCCAAGGCGGGAGCATCCGCCAGCACGATCACGCCGCCTTCGCACCTTGCGGCGCGCCCTCCGGTTGAGCTTGCAAGCGTGTCCACAAACGCCGGGCATCGGCACCCAGCCGGCGGGCCGTGTCCAAATAGAATTGCGCGTTGCTTCCACGCACACACCGATGACGAACCAGGTTCAGACACAGCCGTGCCTGCCCCACCAGACAGCCAAACCGCACACGCGACTCGCAATTCTCCGCCTGCCGTGCAGCTTGCGGGTCGTATGTTCCACCACACGAGCCCGACAGACCTGCGCCAGCAGGCAGAGAAACTGGAGGCGAAGGAGGAGTGGAAAACTCGCTAGGCATCAACAGGGCGCGCATCTCGCGTTGCACACGCTGCGGATCGTCCGCCAGCGTCCGCAGCAGCGCGCACAGGCCCGTCACCAGCTCCGTTTCCGTGCTCCCCAAGGGCGCGACCATCGCCACATCCAGCGAGATCGATAGAAGGCGCACAGCCGCACTCACGCCGCCAGCGCGGCCGCTTGGCCAGCGCCCTCCGGTTGAGCTTGGGGCAGTGTCACCGCCACAAAGAAAGGTTCAGCCTCAGGCACCCGTGCCGTCGCTTTGAAGCCCCGCAGCTTGCCACCGGCAAACTTCAGCGTAAGTTTCACCTCATGAGCGAATGGCACATTCCCGCCCGCAGTGGCGTCGTCGTGAAGATTCTCAACGACGAATGCCTCGGCATCTCCCAGCCCGGCAATCCCGCCCTCAGCCACGACACCGTCATCACCCTTCATCCCGATGAGGTGAAGGAGTTGATCACGCACCTCGGGGAGGCTCTCGATGAGATGCTGGCACACCCCAAGGTGTGACGCGCTCACAGCCGCACTCACGCCGCCAGCGCGGCCGCTTGGCCAGCGCCCTCCGGTTGAGCTTGGGGCAGCGCCAGAAAGCCAGCTCGCATCGCGGAGGCATCCAGCGTCCTTTTGATCGCCTGCTCAGGAGTCAACCCCTCCTGATTGCAAAGGGCAATGATGAAATCCTTCGTCCGCTCAGGCAGATCAGCCAAAGGAATCGGCGGCAAAGCAAGTGTGTTCGCACTCATAATGCACCGAGAATGCACCTTTGGGTGCGATTCGTCAATGCTGAAATGCACTTTTTGTGAAAATACTTGCTACAAGTGCACTTAGAATACACCTTGGCGCATGTCGAAGGAAGAAATCAAAACATGGCTCAAGAGATACAATCGAGAGCGTCAATGGCTGGCTGACCAAATCGGCATCAACAAACGAACGGTCGATAACTGGCTCTCGTCTCCCAAAGAAATCCCAGAGGGGAAGCTCAAACTCATCGAACGCCTCATGCAAGACGACGAAGCCGCAGAGGCGCAACGCCGGCTGCAGTTGCTCCCTCAAGCGCAGATCTTCAGTGTCGAGGTCGATCTCCCCACCTTCCGCGCCTACAGCGCCGCCGCCCTCGCTTCAGACCAAACCTTGGAACAGTGGGCCATTCACGAGCTCAATGCCGCCGCAGAGGCTGCCGCCCAAACGCCAGGCGCTCCAAACATCACCCACTTTTCCGAATCATCGACGGTCAAGTCAAACAGCCTCAAAGTAGCCGAGCCTCCGCGCCCCTATCGCACAGACCGCACCGGCACCGAGGATTGATCGATCACCCCGAGCTTCCCCTCAACATCATCAGCGGCCCGTGGTCATCTCACCACCGGCATTGATTGAGCGACTGCCACTGGGCTCAGACGGAATAACTCACTTGTTTTATTTCCTCTCCAGTGGAACGGGTTCCACTCCGTGGTTTTCATACAATTCTTGTCCGTTTGGCGTCTCACCGATGAAGGCGATGTCCGTGAACTCAAACTCATAAAAACCCGGCACACTCGGATGCCGTCGTAGGACGGCTGTGTTCTCATCCGGCATTTTCACCAGCACATAATCGGCGTAGTCTACACTACACTTGACCTTCAGGAACTTCGCCGGGAAAACCTCGCCGTAATTCGTCTCCTGCACTTTGATGAACTGCCCCGCCACACTCACTTGCACACGGCGGTCTACTTCTCGCTGCCAAGCCGTCGGTGAATCGTAGGAACCTCTCCAGCGCTCAGGAATATCAGCGGATACACGCTTTTGATGCTCTGCTTCCGTCGCCCAAAGAACAATTCCCACAAGGGCACAAATGGAAGGCGTGATCCACGCCTTCATCACTCCACCCTCCTTTGGAAGCTCTGAAACGTGCCACCGCCGCTGCCATCATAGTCACGGCGCGGCGTGAAGGTTTCATCCGCCAATTCAATGCTCGTGATTTGCGCCAGCAGAAACGTCCGCCAGCCCGGCCCTTGGCCTGAGGCCGAGGCTCCGGAGACAAACCACGCCTGGAGCGCAGGATTACCCACAGTCGTCACACCCAGCAAATAAGGCTCGATCAGCCGCGCCCCATTCACGCCATCATCGTAGCTGATCACCAGCATGCGGCGGTTCTGAATCGCCTGCGCAATGAATTGATCAAGTGTGGAGACCTGCGCGCCTTGCATCTGCTGCCGCGCCAAACGCTCCGCCACGCGTTCAGGATCGTGATAGCTGCGTCCAACTGGAACCGCAGGCCGCGTGCTCAAACTTCCTGATCGTGCCGCCACAGCAGCGGCATTCTGCGCAGCTTCCCACGCTTGCAGGATCTGCGTGGCCTGCGCCAGCAAACCATCGCGTTGCTGCGCATTGATCTGCGCATCGCCTTGCGGATTCGCCTCACACCACTGATACCATTCCCACGCCCGCGCCGCGTTCTCCTCCGCGCTGATGGCCACAGGCGGTGCCGTGGCCGTCTGCGTTGGGGCAGCAGTCGGGACGCTCGGCACTGGCACCGTGGGTGAATAAGCCTTCGCCCGCGCTAGTGCGCGCTCCGCATCAGCCATCGACTCCGCCTGTTTGTCGATCTTGCCCCCGAACAGCGCCAGCGCTTCCGGGCTGAGATCCGACAACCGCACCGTGGCAAACCCTTCAGCGTGCATGATGCGGATCTCCGCTGCGTCTTTCTTCGTCACCTTCACCTGTTTGAAGGCAGTGCCGTTTTGCAGCCTGAGTTCCGGGATGATCTCATCAGCGGCAAGCAATGCCGCCATCGATAGAAAGAACGTAAGAATCGTCTTCATCCCCTAACTCCATCACAGGCCCGCCACGACGTCAAGGCACCTTCTGAGCAGCTGCCCGCGCCTTCGCTTCATCACGCACTCTTCAGCGTCGTCACCGGCACCACCAGCGGGATGATCTTCTCATTCCGAGTGTATTTCCGGTTGACCATCGCTTCGCTTGTGTGCCCGCCAGCCTCCGCCGCTGTGCGCGGATCAAAGACATTCCGGATCTGGTTCAGCCGCATATGGCGGAACAGATAATTCTTCAGAGTGCCCGTTACGCCATGGTTTGTCATCCATGCACGATGCGCCTCATCAATCCTGGCTGCATCGGTTTCATGGCGCGCGCCAATGAGGCTGTCCGCCGTGCGCACCGCCAGCACGGCCTGCACGCATTCAGCTCCCACCGCGATCCTTACTTCATTGCCGCCCTTGGCAGCCGGGAGCGTAATCACTCCTGTGCCGTCGGTGAGCAATTGTAACGCATCGCCTCTCAATTTCTTTACTATCCCCGGCCGACCCGCCATCCACGAGAGGACTTGTGAAAAAGCATACACCCTTGGCGCTTCGCGTGCCAGCCGTGGCAGGTCGGCCACGAGTCGCGCCAGAACCTCGTCAGGGATCGCACGGTGCCCTTCAGGTGCCGCCACATCCACCGTGAAGCTCAGGAACTCGCGCAGATCCGGCAGTTCCAGGCCCACCAGGTACTCCCTGCCGTTGGCAAACACGGCCTTCGCACACCGCAGGTAGGTCTGGATCGTCGTGTTGCACTCCATCACCGTCGTCTTGTCCACCCCGGGGAACACACCCTTGCGCAAGATCTTCAGCAGCTCCGCGCCCTCCACCTTCGGCCAGGCGGTCTCCGCTGCCAGCCGGCCGCTCTTCAGCTCCGCGCGCAGTTGTTGCCACGCATCCTCCGGCTCCTCGCCACGCACCGTCCAGCCGCGGCGGAAATGCTCCTGCGTCATCCGCACCCACGCGGTCAGATTCGCCCGGGAAAACGTCGCCTCCGTCACCTCGATCTTCTCCACCGGCAGTCCCGTCGTCCGCGTCGCGATCGCGCACAGCCGCGCATAGTTCTTCTTGTAATCCGCCAGCCTCTCAGGCGGCACGTGCGCCAGATACACACGTCCCAGCTCGTCCAGCATCACCGTGCGGGCCGCCTTCTTCACCACACCGGCCGTGGCCGCCGACTTCAGGCCTTGCACCATCTCCAGCAGCTCCGCCTCCTGGCGCTCCATCTGCATCGCCTTGATGCGCCGCTCCGCCACCACTTCCGCGTCCGCCACCGTCGGTTCATAGGTCGCATCACGCACGCGGCACTTGTTGAACTTGAAATCCATCGTGTAGGTGGAGCCCGTGCAGCGCTTGTAAAACGACACTTTCACCCCGCGAATCACACGCACCACCCGGTTCTCCCAAAACGTCTTTGTGCTCATGCTTGGGAGTGTGACACTCTGTGTGACACTCGGCAAGTCCAAAATATACCCATTCCATACCCCATCGGAATGCGGTTTAAAAACTGGACACGACACCACCAACGATGCGCTACGCTAGGGAAACAAGCCGCTTCCCAGTGAAAACCTCTCGTTTTGAGAGGTGGCTCGGGACGGAATCGAACCGCCGACACGGGGATTTTCAAGCCCATGCTTGCCGGGCTTCAATCATCTCAAATTCAATGAGTTGCATTTTTCAGGCTCCACCCTGTGACACTGCCAGTGACACTTCAACGGGCTAGGCGTCACGGCTGCATGGCCTTGAACATCGCCCGGCTCTTGATGCTGTCCGCCGCTCGATTCAGCCACTTCTGCGCCTGATCCGCCGGCAGCGTGAGGAGTTCCTGGCCGTTCGTGCGCAGCAGCTCGGCGTAGCCTTCCCCCACAGCCTTCTGGTAGCGGTAGGCTACATCGCCGCCCATGGATTCGAGCGTCTGCCGCTCACCGTTGCGAGTAGCCATGATCTTGTCACTGGCTCCCGGCAGATTGATGCCTCGCACCATCAGTTTGGCCAGCAGATGCTCTTCCACATCGGCCTTGTTGGTGGCGAGCATGCGGCTCCACGGCGCACGGTTCAGTTCCACCGGCTTGCCGAGGATCGAGAGCTGCGGGCGGCCATCGTTCACCAGTCGGCGGACGATGGGTTGATCGGCGATCACCTGCTGCATCCAGCCTTCCGGCTTGTAGTTCTGCGGATCGATCCATGCATCGATGTCCTTCAGCACACGCGGCACGAATCCACCGACGTAGTTGGCGGACGTCTTGCTCACCTTGGCCAGGAACACATCCTCTGCATTCTGCGTGAAGCTGCCTGCGAAGAGTTCGCCCAGGTTGCGCATCGCGCTCACGTTCTCGATCTGCACTAGGCCAGTCGCCAGTCCGTGCCCCAGATGCCCGCTCAGACCGCGTTGCGCGAATTTCTCGGGTTGGAAGCGCCGCGCATCCTCCGCGCCGCCCACAGCGGCCAGGATGCCCATCGTCGGCCACTGCTTGAAGTAAATCTTCGAAACGCTGCCATCCTGATTCCGCTTCCAAAACGTCAGCGGCTCCAGTTTGGCGGAGCGACGCGCCGCCTTGTCTTGCAGGCTCAGCTCGTTCCACGGGCCTTCCATGTGCCAGCCGTCCTCATCGTCATCCTTGCCCGCAAACAGCGCTGCCACGGTGGACGCCACCATCAGCCCGACGACGTTCTTACCCAGCAGCAAATCACGCTGCTGCGGGCTCACTTCGCGGCCATAGAATCCCGCCATGCCCGCCAGGTAGGTGCCCGGAACGTAGCGCGTGAGATCTGCGCCGAAGTTGAACCCAAAGCGCATGAATCGCGTGCCTGTGACGCCATACAAAGCGCCTCCGACCAATGCGGCCATGGCTCGCGTGAGTTTGCGCGCCTCGACGTCTTCCGCCACTTCGCCAAGCGCGGCCGCTCCGCGTCCCAGACCGCTCTTGAGCACATCGTAGAGCCAGCCAAACACGCCGGTCGGATCATTCTGATACGCTGCCACATTGCCTGTCTCGTTTGCATCGGCCGCGTGCTCCGGGTTCAACCCGCTGAAGAGGATCTCCCGCGCCCGCGCTTGCAGCGTGGCCTTTTCGTCATTCGTCAGGCCGATCGTGTTGCCGCCGGTCGTCTCGTGCAAAGCCTGTTGCATCGCCGCTTCACGTTCAGCCGTGGTGAATCCCACCTGCCCGTAAAGCTCCGGATGCAGCGCCCGCGCCACGGCCATGGCGCCGCGTGTGGTGGCCGTGTTGTTGATGTGATCTGCGGCTGTCATCGCCCGCCCCACGAAAAGCATGATCGCCGCGGGATACTTCTGCCACTGGCCCCAGGTGTGCTCTTTGAAATACGTCTCACTGATCGGCACCGGGCGGTAATGGCTGTCCCCTTCCAGCGCCTTTTGCAGATCCTCGTTGAAGCGCTTCGTGTAGCTGTAATCGCCTTGGGCCAGGATGCGCAGGCTTTCCTTCACGCCCTCGGCAAACCCACGCCACCACTCGGCATGTACTTCCTTGGCAGCCGTCAGTCTGCCACGGCCCGCCAGCAGGCCGGTCTGGATCAGGTTCGTGCCCAGGCCGTTTGCCGCCGCCATGAAGGTGTCAAACTGCGTGCGCAATCCCGACAGCACCGCCGCCGTCCAGTAGCTGTTCAGCAGCTCGATACGGGACACGCCAACGGTCTTCTGGATGCTGCTCAGCAGATCCGCCAGCAGCTTGTTCCGCAGGATGCCGGGAGGCTGCGTGTAAGCCTTCTCCGCCAGGGTGCGCAGGCCTGCTGCCTGCGCTTGCGTGATCATCTTCAGACCGTATTCCGGTGCCACCGCCTCGCGGAAGGTCTCGCTGGTCATCAGCCCCAGATTGATCGCCCGCAGCAGCTTGGGGTAGGCCTTCTCGACCTTCTGCCGGTCCGTGGGTGTTTTGGCTCCCAGGGCTCCCGCCTTCTTCATCGCACGCAGGAACACTGTCCGCCTCTCACGCTGCCACGCCTTGTCGAGCTCGTTGGTGAGCTGCAAAGCCTCGCCCTGTGTCAGGCTGCGCAGACGTTCATCCGAGCGCAGACGCTGGTAGATCGCCCGCTGGCGCTCGCGTTGCTGGCTGGGCAGCTCTTCGAAGATCGTCTGCCAGTTCATGCCTGGGAACATTTTCTTTTGCAGTTCGTTGAGCAGCTTCGCCAGTGCCGGACTGTCCTGCGACAACAGCCGGTCGAGAGGCTTCCGTGCGTTCTCCGCCGCGATCATTTCCCGGGCCGCGATCTCCAGCTTCGACGCCTCCCACAGGATGCCGGCCGTGCCTTCCGCCGCGCCCAGTTCCATCGCCCGCCGCACAAACTCAGCCTCAGCCATGCCGGTGCGCACGCGTTCCTTGTAGAGTTCGCGCATGGCATTCACCAGCCGCTGCCCCTGCTGATACACAGGCGGATCGGCGTAGCGACGGGACAGCTCATCGAGGATGTTCTGCGCGGTGCGTTGCGCCTGGTTGATCTTCTCCCGGGCCTGCCGTTGCGCTGGCGTGTCCGGTTGCTTCTCACCATTGAGCTTGGAACCCAGCTCCGCGCCCGCCTCCGCGCCTGCGGTGGCCGCCGTTTCCGTCGTCTTCGCCGCGCCGCCTTTGGCCCCGCCGTCAAAGCGTTTGTCCATCACACGGTCCGCACGGTCGATCAGCAGCTTCTCCGCCGCCAGGATCGGCGCATGCGGCATCAGCTCGTGATTCACCACGGCACGCTGGCGCATGGAGCGGGCCGCTTCACGGCCTGCATCCTGATACAGCCGCGCCGCCCGGTTTGCCAGCACACGCGCCTGGCTGCGGGCGAATTCATCGCCCTGATCAAGCAGCACCATCGCCCGGCGGATCGCCATGCCCAGCGCCTGCTGCCGCACATCCTCGCTCGTGATGCCCGGCGGCATCTCCGCGCTGCCGAGCTGGTCAATCGCAGCCTCCAGCGTGCGGCTGTCCAGCCATCCCGTCGCCTCAAACTTCACCTCTTCATCGGCGCGGGTTTCATACCACTGTTCCTGCTCATCGGGACGAGCGAAACGTGATCGCGTCTGCCGCATCTCGGGCGGTCCCATCTCACTCGCGCCGATGATCGGCCCGGCCGCGCCATCATCGAGCGTGTCGGGGATGAAGGGCAGCGCGTTCGCATCGCCGTTCAGCAGCGCTTCCGTCTCGGCGATGAAGTCGCGCACATGCGCCCCCATCGTTCCGGCAGTGCCCAGGCGGTAGGCGCGTTTCAGGGCGTCCAGCCCGTCGCGGATCCACTGCTTCAGTTTGTCCAGCCAGGTGCGCGAGGCCGTTTCAGACACCACGCCGGTGCGTTGCATCTGGATCATCTGGCGCATGAATTCCAGCAGCAGGCTGCTGCTGCTTCCCCTCACCATTTGTTCCAGCATCCACGGCTGATTCAGCGCCTGCCACAGCATCTCAGGCGTGGCCGTTGACTCCGCGTCAAAGTAGAGCTTGAAGGCCGTGTGCAGCGCCTGCTGCATGGCTGCCAGCTCGGCAGGCATGGCCCGTGCGCCTGCCTGCTGCATGTCTTGCAGGATCTCCGCTGCCTGCGCTGTGATGAAGGTGTTGAAATTGCCCGGGCGGCCCGCCTTCTCCCATCGCGTCCGGAGAGCGGCCAGTTGCGCCATGTGCACCTGCTCTTCGAACAGCAACGCGTTGAGCCGCTGCGCATAGCGGCGGCCGTTGCCCTTGCTCTCGGCCCACAGGTTCGCGTCAAAGTCGGCTGGCACCTGCAGGTGAAACTCGCCGTTGTTGCGCGGGACTACACCAAACCGTTCGCCAGCCGGTGCTTCAACCAGTCCGGCAATTCCCGGATTTCCCCGCGGTGCAGTTGATCCCAGATTCGCTGCTCTTCGAGCAATCTCGCCGAGTCCTCGGCGGTAGGCGGTGGTAGCATCCTGCCGGTCGGCGAGGCTGTAGCTTCCGCTGGCAAGGGGCTCTTCATAAAACGCATCCTGAGCGTTTTGGCTGGCCATGTCAAGACTCACACGCGCCGGCATCGCCATCCGCACCACCGTGCCCAGGGGCGTGTCACCGATGACAAAGCCCGCTCTGTCGATTTCCTGCTGGCTGTTCGCCCCTTCCAGCATCACTTGGTTTGCTTCGTAGGCTTGGCGGATCTGATCGGCGAAGGCCTCGGCGGTCAGTGTGGGATCCGCCTGACGCGCGGCGGCGAACACGGAGGCCAGCGGCAGCATGGCCGTGCTTTGACCACGTGCCGCCATCTCATACGCCGGTGCCAGCAGGCTCGTGCTGTCCGGTGCTGCCTGGGGCATGGAGGATTGCGGCGGCTGGAAGAACACACCCGCGCCGCGTCCCGTGCCCGCTGGCAGCGGCGGTGCCGCGCCCTGGCCGGTTTGCAGCATGCGTTTCAGCGGCGCGGAGGCCTCGCCCCACTGCTGCCCCTGGGCCACGGCCGCCGCATTCGCGGCCACTGCCGCCGTGGGAAAGGTCCGGGCGGCGAAGAAGTTTTGGCCGGCCGTAGCTTCCAAGTCCGCCACATCCTCCGCCGTGAGATCGCTCACATGCTCATCGAGGCCGGGCACGATCGGCGCGGGCGTGATCAGCGCCTGCTGCTGAAACTGCGCATTCACCGCAGCACCCGCATCAGGCACCGCACCCCCTTGGGAAGCTGGAGCTGGCGATTGATTTCCTGCTGGCGCTTGAGCCGCCGCTGCCGTTTCACTCGATGGTAGGTTGTCATTGGTTTGCGCTTGTCCACGATTCGCGAGCCCTTGCAGCCCGCTGAAAATCACGCCCCCGGCCGCGCCGCCGATGGCTTCCTGCTTCATCCGCGCCAGCGTGTCCGGATTCAGAGGGTTGAGGCTGGGGAGCTGATAACCGTTCTGGGTGAAGCCCGGCCGCTGCGGATCGGCCACCGTCTGCCCCGCTGCCACGGTCAACGCATCCTGCGCACGGCCTGCCAGAAGCTCCTCGCCGGATTCGCTGGCGATGTTCATGGCCGCTTTGCCCACGAAGGACGAAGGACGAATGAACTTGTCCACCACATCGCCACCAATGCCGCCGATGCGTTCCGTCAGCATCTCCACCCCGCCAAACGCCGCGCCCATGGCGGCCTGCGTGGTTGGGTCGGTGATGCCCATTTCCTGAGCGGTGTCCACGCCCTGGCCCGCGCCCGCGGCGAAACCGATCGCTCCGGGAATCGCTGTCATGGCCGTGGCAGGAGCCATGCCCGCCGCCGTGGCGAGGCCGCCCGTGGCGATCATGCCGCCGATCTGGTTCACCGCTCCGCCCACGGTCCGGGCCGTCTCGTTGAAGGGATTCACCGGCCGCATGCGCTGGCCTTCCTCGCGGATCACGCCCGTGGCATCCGCCAGCGTGCCCAGCGGGCTTTGCTCAGCTCCAGACATCCTCCGCACCGCCTCACTCGCCATGCCCACGGGCGAAAGAGGCGCGAGCGGACTGCGGCCAATGGCATCGTTCAACTTTGCCACACCTCCGACCGTCATGTCCACCAACTCCGGCCCGATGTTCCGCACGGTGTTCACGAACGTGCCCACGGGACCTTGCTCCAAGACGGCCGGATCCACGCCCGCTTGACGCGCTGACTCCGCATCGAGCGCCTGGCCTGCTGCCACCATGTCGTCTTCCGTGGGCGTGCCCTCTCCCTCGATGTAGTAGGTCTTGCCGGTCTGCTGGCTGGTGATTTCGTAAAGCATGATCAAAGCTTGGGTTGAACTAGCGACTTCCAGGTGAAACCACTTTTGCCGCCAGACACGGCAGCAGCCTGGGCGGCAGCGGCTTCATCCTTTGACACTTTGCCATCTCCATTGAAATCCAGACGTTGCAGCCTCCACGTCCCTGTTTGCTCGTCCAAGACCGGATAAACGCCGCCAGTGATTTTACCACCCGCATCCTTTTCATACTGGATCCCGGTCGGCGTTTCCGCTTTGGACGGCTTTGCCGGGGCAAACTGCATATCTCCCTGACTGTTCGCACCGGACGGTTTCATCCCCATGGACTCCATGCGTTTGATCATTGCAGGGTCTGGCGCTGTTGGAATAGGCGAGCCCGTAAAGATGCTCCCCTTGGCGTTTTGGAAATAAGGCGTGGTCGTTCCTGCCACGCGCACGGGCTGCAAACCGAATTCACGGGACCGCTGCTCATCCTGGAGAGCCTGATCGCGAAGACGGGCATCCCGCGCCGTTTGCTCATTCACTCCCATCTCATGCAACGTCTGCTGGTTTTGCCACTGCTGTGCATCACGGGCCGACTGGGCGGCCTGCTCGGCGTTCCACATCGCAAACCGCTCCTGCCGCTGCTGCTCAGTCTGCGCCGCATGCGCCTGCTGGCTCATGCCATGCATGAACAGTCCTTGATTGAAGTTCACGGCATCGCGCTCCCGCGCAAAGTCCTGATAGGATTTCTGCTGCTGCTGCTGTGCCGCAATGTCTGCTGCCGTCTTCTCATCGCCCCGCGTCCAGGCCCGCCGCGCGAACATCTGCAGACGCCGTTCCGGACTCATGCCACGGCCGACAGGCACGGCCTTACGATCGGACAGCGAACCGGTGCGTCGGGCTCCATCGGTCATCGTGGCACGATCAGACAACGAACCGCCGCCGGACATCGGCGGAGCACCTGTGATCATCGGCGGAGCACCTGTGATCATCGGCGGAGCACCTGTGATCATCGGCGGAGCACCTGTAACCGGCGGTGGCGGGCCTGCAGGCCGTCCAAAAGGCACACGTGGATAATTCGTGCTGCCTTTTGGCACGAGGTCTTTCATCCACTGGTTGTATTCCCCGAGCGATTGGCCGTGTTGGGCAGCGGTGCGAATGCCTGCCACCTGCGGAATCATTCCTCCCGGCGGAGCCCCCGTGATCATCGGCGGCGCGGCCAGGCTCATGCCGGCATTCGGCACGATGCTGCCTGACGCGCCAGGCACAAACAGCTCCGGCCCCTGCTCTCCGACCACATACGCCTTGCCGGGCCGCACCGGTCCGCCCCGGGCGCGAAAGCCGCCAAAGGGCAGCGATGGCCCGCCCATCATTCGCGCGGCCTTGGGCCGTGCATCGATGCGCTGGCGCGGCGGGCGGTCTGCGGGATCGTCAGTGGGCAGACCACCCGTGTCATTGCCACCGCCGAGCAGCATCCCGGCAGGATGCCCCGGCGGGATGTAGGGGCCGCCGTCTGCGATCTGCGCCGCCGGATGTCCCGGCGGGATGGCAGACATCGGCACGCCATTCATGAACGGATCGAACGGTGCACCGACACGGATGGAGGTGCGCTTGTCTTGCGGCCGGGTCACGCCGATGCTGCCGCCGGTGGCGATCTTCTGGCGGTCTCGCAGGCCTTGGAACATTTGATCAACGGAGGATTGGGATGCGGAGGCGAACATGGGTGTGTCCT